CTCGAACTCGTCGACGAACCTGAACCGCAAGGTCGCTGCCCTCGGGACGAAGGCGTCCGGCTCGGAGTGGACCCTGACGGTGACCATCACGGTGAGCTGACATGGCGAGCAACTACCCCAGCTCGCTCGACACGGCGACGCAGCAGCCGTCGCCGTCGGCCACCGACGAGATGGACGACGCCGGCCTCGAGCACGATCTTGTCCACTCGAATGCGTCGGAGGCCCTCCTCGCCCTTGAGGCGAAGCTAGGCGTCGGCGCTACGACCGCTGCGGCTGCGTCGACGGACGAGATCCTCGTCAAGCAGTCCGATGGCGACACCGAGTGGGTGACGAATCCGGCGAAGACGTCTGCTGCGACGGCGTCGGCCGATGGCTACATGACGTCGGCGTACGCCTCGAAGCTGGACGGCATCGAGGCGTCAGCAACTGCCGATCAGACGGCGGCCGACATTCGGGGCCTCGGCTTCTTCGATACCTCGAATGACGGGGCCAGCTCCGGGTTGGATGCGGACCTGTTGGACGGTCAGCACGGGTCGTACTACGCCCCGGCTACCCCGGCAATCAGCTCTCAGACGGCCTCGTACACCCTCGTTATCGGCGACGCTGGTGATGTCGTCGAGGTATCGAACGGGTCAGCGAACACGGTGACGGTCCCGCCGAACTCGTCGGTGGCGTTCCCGGTAGGGACTCAGATCGTCGTGGTTCAACAGGGTGCTGGCGCAACAACGATCGCTGCTGGTGCCGGGGTGACGCTCCGGTCGAAGGATTCGAACCTGTCGATTGACGGCCAGTACGCATCGGTGGCTCTCGTGAAGAGGGCGACCGATGAGTGGTACGTCATCGGCGCTCTGGCCTGATGATCAGCCCGGCGCTGCTGGGCGCTATCGCCAGCTCTGCGGGCGGGTTCGCCTATTCAACGACGGGTTCCCCTTCAACGGGAACTGACGGCAGTTACACATGGTTGAAGTGGACTGGTTCAGGGTCGTTGACGATTGCGGCGTTGCCTGATGGCGGGTTGAACGCTGATGTGTTGATTGTCGCTGGTGGCGCTAGTGGTGGCCGACATCAGGGTGGCGGCGGTGGCGCTGGCGGTATGCAGACCGTTACGGGCGTGGCGTTGTCAGAAACGGCGTACACGATCACTGTTGGTGGCGGTGGTGCGGGCGGCAACTTTCCCGGTGTAGATGGGTCTGATTCGTCTGCGTTGGGGACGACCTCTACCGCAGGCGGTGGCGGCGGGGCGGCGCATGGCGCTGGGTCTGCTGGCGGTTCTGGCGGCGGCGGTTCGGGCTATAACCAAGCAGGTGGTGCTGGGACCAGCGGTCAGGGCAACGCTGGTGGTGATTCGTTGTCGATCAGCGGCGTGAACGCTGGTGCTGGTGGCGGCGGTAAAGGCGCTGCCGGTTCAGACCCCACGGGGACAGCCGTACCTTGTAACGGCGGCAACGGCGGTAATGGTTCAGCGAACTCGTACACGGGGTCGTCGGTGACGTATGCGGGCGGTGGAGGTGGTGGAGCCGATAACGATTCGGGTGGCACTTCCACTGGCGGCACGGGCGGTACTGGTGGAGGTGGCGCTGGTGCCGACGGCGACTCGGATACGCAGTCAACTCTTTATGCGGTGGCTGGCACCGCTAACACTGGTGGCGGCGGCGGTGGTGGCGGTCATTCCTACAATATTGGGGCGTCGGGCGGGTCAGGGGTCGTCGTGGTCCGCTGGCTCACCCCGTAGGAGACTGACATGGCGCACTACGCAGAAGTCATCGACGGCCTCGTTCAGAGAGTTGTCGTCGTGTCCAACGACGTAACCGTCACCGATGGTGTGGAGTCCGAACAGGCAGGCATCGACCTGCTGGACGAGATCATGCCGACCGATGGGGCGTGGGTGCAGACCTCCTACAACGGGTCGATTCGTCACAACTATGCCGGTATTGGTGATACATGGGACTCCGATGCTGGAGCGTTCTACAGTCCGCAGCCCTACGGGTCATGGTCGTTGGATGACGACTATCGGTGGCAGCCTCCGATCCCGATGCCCGATGACGGCACCCTCTACAACTGGGACGAGGACACCACTACCTGGGTTGCCGCATGAACCGTGCAGCCCGCTACGTCCACGACGCCATCCAACCCGGCGTCTCCACCTACGCAGGCTGCGCCCTCACCGCCCTCGCCCTCAAAGTCACCGCCAACCAGCGCGCCGAAAGCTGGGCGTGACATGGACATCATCTCCCGCACCAACTGGGGCGCCAAGCGGCCCCGGTGGACGACCCGTCTCCGCAAGCCCGTAGACCACGTCTTCATCCACCACGGAGCCACCCTCCTCGCCGACCACACCCGCCCCGGCGAAACCCGAATCCTTCAGGCGTACCAGCGGTACCACTTCAGGAAAGGGTGGGCCGACATCGCGTACAACTTCGCGGTCGGCACCATGTCCGGGCACACCTACGAACTCCGCGGATGGAACAACCGGCCCGGAGCCACCAAAGGCTGGAACCACCGGTCCTACGCCATCTGCATCATCGGCGACACGACCCGCCAGGAACTCTCAGAGACCGCCATCGAAGCGATCCGGGAACTCATCGGGCAAGGCATCAAGGCCGGGCTCATCACCCCCAACTTCGAGTTGAAGGGCCACCGCGACGTAGCCAACAAGGACTGCCCCGGTGTCCGCGCCTACGACCGGCTCGAACGGATGCGGCCCACGAACGCCGAAGCGACCCCGCCGAAACTCGCAGCGCCGCCACTCAGGCGCACCCTGCGGGTACGACGGCCAAGGATGCGTGACCCGCTGGTCCGGTTCATCCAGGTCAAGTTGAGGCAGCCCGTCAACGGCGTGTACGACCAGCAGACGGCGTGGCATGTCGGCCTGTTCCAGTTGCAGAACGGGTTGACGGTGGACGGCGTGTACGGCCAGCGGACGCACAAGGTGATGTTCGGTGGGCGCTGAATTGGTTGGCGCTCTCGGCGTTGTCGGGGCGGCGTGTGTCACCGGGTTCTTCGGTGTAGCACTACGCCGCCTCAACCGCGACAACACCGACCAGCACGACCGGTCCATGAACAAACTCGACTACCTGACTGGCCGGGTCGAAGGCGTCTCCGACGACGTGACCGGCCTGACCGTGTGGACCCGCGTCCACGACGAGAAGCATCGTCTGATCGAGGAACGTGACCGTGGCGGGGCTTGATTATCGCCATGCCAGCATCGACTATCGGCACGCCGGAGCCGACTACAGCGGATCGCTCGACGCCTCAGTCGCCGCCGGGGTGGTCGCAGGTTCGGCATCGGTCCCGCCACCTGGAGTCAACGGCGATGCTGGTGTTGCTGCTGGCGTGGTCGGCGGCGTGGCTGGCGTACCTGTGGCATCGGTGGCTGCGGCGGCTGGGGCCAACGTGGCCGCTGTTGCTGGGGCCGGGGCTGTGGGGTCCGTCACCGTGGAGGCGGCGGCTGTCGCTGCTGTTTCAACGGTCGGTGGAAGCGGGGCTGTCCCCGCTGCGACCGCCTCGCAGACCGCTGAGGCCGCCCCTGACCCGGCGACCTGTACGGGGATGGTGAACACCCCGGACCTGGTGCGCCGTGTCGTCCTCACCACTGTCGACCAGGTTCCTCCGTTGGCTCCCGGCGAACACGGATACGACGAGCTGGACAAGGAGAACCGTCTCGCCCGCTTCTACCCGACGCGGGCTCGAGGCGTGAACGTGTGGATCGCCTCCGGCGCTGTCACCACGACGCAGCCGACCGACGAATCAACGATCACCAGGTGGCTGCACGGCGGCCACGAAGGCCCCGACGATCTCACCGAAACAGAAGCCGACCTGCTTTCAGCGGCCGGTTACACGATCCATGTGGAGGCCGCCTGATGGTCAAGAAGCGAGAAGACTGCACGCCGGAGGAACTCGCTGAACGAGACGCGTTCGCCGAGAAGGTTCGTTCGATCTCGTTCGCCGCGTCGGCGATGCCGTCCCGGTCGAACGCTGCCGCCGAGAAGAAGGCGTGGAAGAACATGGACGCCGACTTGGGCGCCTACAAGCGGCTCCGAGCCGACGGGGAGCAGCCGCCGGACATCACCGGGTCCGCCGAGCTCGAAGCGAAGGCCGAATCCACCCATGAGGTGACCGCTGGCCGCATCGTCCGCAACAAGAAGTCCCGCGACGAGGCCGGCAAGATCCTCGCAGAAGCGAAGGCTGATTCATGACGGCGCAAACCTGGATCGACCGGACACGGGATCTGCTGCTGTCCGGCACGGTCGAGCCGATCAACCGGTTGAACGGGGCGATCACCCAGACCGCCTCGACGTTGACCATCGAGTTCGACGCCGGACCCATCGTCGCCGGTTCCCTCATTGAGATGGGCACCGAACTGGCGTATGTCACGTCGGTGTCCGGCACCAGTGTCGGCGTGATCCGCGGGTACGGAGGCTCCACGGCCCCGTCCGGTGGGCACACCTCAGGGACGATCATCCGTTCCAACCCGCAGTACCCGGCGCACATGATCCTCGACGCCCTCAACGACGACCTGAACGACCTGTCCGCTCAGGGCTTGTTCCAGGTGAAGACGAAGACGTTCTCGTTCTCGTCCGGCACCGACGGGTACGACCTCGCATCCGACGCTCTCGGCGTGCATCGGGTCACGTTCACCGATCCGTCGTCGGACAAGTCTGAACCGGAGGTGCGGCGCTTCCAGTTGCGCCGCAACCGGGACACGGCGACGTTCACGTCCGGGGTGGCTCTCGTCTTACAGGACTCCCCCACGTCCGGGCAGACGGTCCGTGTCGAATACACGGCCCCGTACACGACGCTGACGGACAGCACGACGGCCCTGTCGGCGACCGGCCTGCACACTGAGGGCTACGACCTGCCGCCGTTGGGGGCAGCGTTGGCGCTCATGTCGTTCAAGCCGATTGCCCGAGAGTCGGTGACGCACCAGTCGCCGATGCGGCGCGCCGACGAGGTGCCGTCCGGGGCGATCTCAGCGTCCATGCGTGACCTGCGGTTCCGCCGGCAGCAGCGCCTCGAGGCCGAAGCGGGCCGCCTCGCGAAGATGTACCCGACCCAGTGGGTGAGGTCCGGCAAGTAGATGTCCACCGGCCACCGCTTCGACGTGTCCATCAACGGGCGCGGATACCAGGTCGATTACGGCCAGTATCGGCGTCGGACACTGCCTGCCCTCAAGGAGCAGCGCGACACGTCGGACGATGTCGGTGAGAACACCCTGTCGAACGTCGGGCAGTGGGTCCGGTCGCAGACGGACTGGTCGCATGGTGCCGGCCAGCGGCACTACGACCTCGCTGGCTCGGATCGGGCCCGGTTCGATTCGTCGAAGAACATCGACGTGTTCTCCACGAAGGGTGAGGTGTCGATCTGCCCGGCTATCGAAACGAAGTCGACGGGTACGAACGACAACGTGTACTGCCGGGTCGTGAACGGTGCCGCGGCGACGTTCTATTTCTCTGACGGCAACTCGATGAAGTTCGGTGACCCGAACGTGGCGTCGTACAGCCCGTCGTCGTGCGACATGGGCTATGCGATCACCGACTGGACTTCGGACGGCACGGACATCTACTGCGCTGTCGGCACGGCCGCTGCCGGTCCGAGGAAGGTGGCGGTGTCGGCCACGTCCGGTGCGGCCACTATCGGGACGTTCCAGGCCGACGTGATCGAGTACGCCAACGGGCGGCTCCTCGCGGCCGACGGGGCACGCATCGTGGAGCTCAACTCGTCTGGGACGGTCTTGACGTTCGACCAGACGCTGTCGGGTACCTGTGTGGCGATCAAGGGTGGCCCGCAGGCGATCTACGCGGCGTACAACCAGAACGGCCAGGGCGTCCTGTACGCCATCACGGTGTCCGCAACTGACGGTTCGCTTGCCTATCCGGTGCCGGCCGCTGTCCTCCCGGTCGGCGAGACGTTCTCGGGGCCGTTCTGCCTCGACACGTTCGGTGACTTGCTGGTGGCGGGCACGTCGCAGGGCTGCCGGTTCGGGCTCATCAACAGCAACGACACGAAGTCGGTGGTGTTCGGTCCGGTCATCGACGACGGTGCCGCCGCTCACGGCACACGCATTGTCGGCCGGTTCGCCTATTGGGGCACCAAGGATGGTGACACCTGGAAGGCGGACCTGACCCGTTTCAGCGGGCCGCTGCAGCCCGCCTACTCGAGGTTCCTCGCCCACGATTCGGCGTCTTACGGGGTTGTGCAATCTTGCGACATTGTGGGTGACAAAATGGTGTTCACCGACAGTCTCGGCGAGGTGTACGGAGAGGACTACGGCGGTGACCTATCTACGTCTGCGGAACTCACGGTCGGGATCGTGACGTTCGGAACGGTCGCGGCGAAGATCCTGCGGGCGGCGACGGCCCGGTGGGCGAAGGAGCAGTCGGCGGCCACGTCCGGCGACACCGACTACCGGCAGGCCAGCACCGGATACCAGGCTTCGATCAACTACCGCGGCGACGCTGCAGACGCCCCCGGTTCGGTCACGGTGACGGTCACTGACGACGCGAACGTCGCTACCGGCATGACGATCCTCGCTTCGTCCGGTGAGGTCGCCTACTCGCCGTCATCGAACGACACGTCGTCGGAGACGTTCGAGGTGAAGCTCGGGCTGGTTCGGGACGCTTCGACGACCTCGTCGGGCCCGAAGATTGAACGCTGGTCGCTGCTGGCACGGCCGCAGCCGTCCCGCATCGAGGAAGTCATCGTGCCGCTGGTGATGCAGGGACGTGTCGCCACGTCGCATGGTGCCGGCGCTCCCGCCGGATACGAGACGAAGACGGAGTACGACCTGCTCCGCAGTCTGGTGACCGGATCGACGAGCGTCACCTATTTGGAGGGGACCAGGTCTGAGACCGTCACGGTCGAGGACATCGAGATGCAGCCGATCCGCTACTCGGATGACGGCCGCTGGTTCGAGGGGACACTCCTATGTCGTCTGTTGACGATTCCGGCCTGAGCAACGTCGTAAGCCTGGAGAAGTACCGGGTCAGGCACGACCATCGTGCGCGGCGATCCCGGTGGGTTGACGACCTGCCGGACGACATCGTCGCTGAGATCATGGCGTCCACTGCGGGTTCAACGATCACCACTCGCTGGTTGCGTGAAGTTCACGGCTACCAGGACGCCACTGTGAACCGGGTGGCTGCTCTTATCCGCGACCGTATGGATGCCGGTGAGCGACCTCGATGATTTCGCCGACAAGGCGTTGCTGTTGGATCGGCTCACCCGTGTGGAGAAGCAGGCCGCGAAGGCGAAGGCCGAGTTGCGGCTGTCTCGCAAGCAGACCGACCAGGTTGTTGGGGAGCGTGATCTTCTCGCAGCCAGGGTGGCTGCCTACGAGGTCGCGGCTGGTGCGACGCCTCCACGTTGGCTGACTCCGAAGAAGCCGAAGAAGTCGGCGGCGACCGTCGTCGCGATGATGTCCGACCTTCATCTGGACGAGGTCGTGAACCCGGACGAGATCGGCGCGGTGAACGCTTACGACCGCCGTATCGCCGAGATGCGCCTGCGACGCTTCTGCGACGCCACCATCGACCTTGCTGCTAACTACATCGCCGGGGTGGACATCGACGGCCTGTGCCTGTTGTGGGGCGGCGACATGGTGTCCGGTGACATCCACTCAGAGTTGGCCCAATCCAACGAGGGCGTGTCCGGTATCGACACCTGTGTGCATTGGTCGCCGATCCTCGCGTCGTGCGTGGCGACCCTCGCTGACCATTTCGGCAAGGTGCATGTGTCGTGCGTGGTCGGCAACCACGGCCGCCAGTCGCACAAGCCCCGCATGAAGGGCCGCGTGAAGGACAACCTCGATTTCCTGCTGGCGACGATGACCGCCAACCAGCTCGCCGCCGACGACCGGATCACCTGGGACATCCCCGAGAGCGCCGACTGCCTCGTCGAGGTGTACGACACGAAGATCCTGCTCACCCACGGCGACCAGATCCGTGGCGGTGCCGGCGGCGTCGGCGGCCTGATGGCCCCGGTCCTACGGATGATCGCGAAGAAGAAGGTCAATCAGCCGTTCGACGTGATGGCGTTCGGCCACTTCCACCAACAGATCCTCGCCCCCGATCAGGGCGTGTTCGCGTGCGGGTCGTCCAAAGGCGTGGACGAGTTCTCCAGGATTTTCAACTTCCCGGACTGCGACCCGTTGCAGGCGTTCGCTGTCGTGACCCCGACCCGCGGGTTCACGTTCACCGCCCCGATCTTCGTCGGGGACCGAAAGAAAGAAGGATGGTAGATGGACTTCACCCGCGACATGGGAGAGAGGCTGCTGGCGACGGCAGCGCAGGCCTTTTTGGGCGTGTTCACGTTGACGGACCTCGGGTCGGCCGAGGCCGGCATGGTCGCCGCTGGTGCTGCGGTGCTGGCGATGGTCAAGGCGTGGGTCGCGTCGTTCCTCGGCACCAAGGGCACGGCAAGCCTCGCCGACTAGACGCCGATTCGTCTACGGGTGTACCCGCTGCGAAGT